CAGCTTGCGCGCCAGCGGCGCATTGACGAACGCAAACGCGTCCGGCTTGAAGATCAAGCTCTGCTTCGACGTGGTCGTTGTCATCGTCGCGCCGACGGTGCCGGTCGCGCCCACGAACGTAATCGCGGCGCCGTTGGCCGGCGAAGCAACCACGGTCTGGAGCGGCCCAGACGTGATGATCGACGGCGAGAACGTCAGCGTGGCCGTGCTCGAGCCGGACACGTCCACCGTTAGCACGAACTCGGCCAAGTCGCCCGTGTCGTTCTTGCCAACCGGGTTGACCGAATCAAGCCCAGCGATCTTGAACGTGTCGCCGGCCTTCATGGCGTAGGTGCCCATGCCGCTAATGGTGAGCGTCGAACCCGTCTGGCTCGCACCGGAGACAACCGGCGTCGAGGCATCGAACGTGCCCGTGGTGTGCGTCGGCATGAATGGATCCTGATACCACTCATCGATGCCGAAGTTCTCGCCGGAGAACTGCCCCGTTTTCCAGTTGCGGTCGCCGCCTGGCAGGTTGAAGATGGCGAAGTTCGTAGACACGATCTTGCTCATCGCCTTCGGGTCGAGCACCGCGGACAGATCCTCGCTCGCGCCGACGTTGGCGAGTTTCGCCACGCCGTCCGTGTAGATGCTGTTGTCGGTGATCGACAGACCGGGCGTGCCGATCGTCATGTAGACGGCCTTGTAGACTTCCTGCCCGAACAGAATGTCGCACTTGGCGCCGAGCGCCTTGCCGGCCGGCTTGGTCCAGCGGTCCTGGACTTCCTCGATTTCCACCGTGTCGTCGGCTGTGGACCAGCCACACGCCACCTGAAGCTGATGCGTCAGGGAAATCGGAACCGTCTGGTTGATGTAGGGCTGCTGCTGGAGCGCCTGACCCTCACTGACCGTCGGAGCCGTCGGCACGCGCTGCTGGACGGTAAATCCGATCTTGGCCCCTTCGGGGAGGTCACTCCATTCCTTGCCGTAGCCCCTCTTGGCCTGCCCGATCAGCCGAATGGAGTTCTGCCAGAACATGGCCGTGTCTTTCGACACCCATGTCGGCGTGATAACCGTGTTTGCCATGCGAAACCTGCTCGATCATCGCCGTTTCTTCGGCGAGTATGCGCGAACGTGATCGGCGAGGGAACTGTCGTCCCCTGGCGGCGTGTCACTTTCGCGTATGGAGCCAGTCCGCACCGGATTCGGCGGGCGAGGCGCAGGTTGCACAACAGACGCGCGGGCTGATCCGGTCGAGGCAGCCGCGGCGCGCGAAGAGGGAGACGACGAGCGTTGCTCGGAGGCAACGAGAGTAGAGAGATAGCGGCGTGTCGCGGCCACGGTGGCCTTGAACGCCGGATGCTGCGGCGTAATCGGCTGGCCGCTCGCGTCAAGCAGCGTGTCGTTCGTCAGCGCCTCGCATTCTTCGGCGTGCGTGGCGAGCCAATAGGCCGTGCGCGGGCCGGCTTCGATGACGGCACGCTCCATGACCTTGGACACTTGCGGCGAGGCTTCGACAACCGACTCGAAATCGGGATATTCCTTCGCCACGGCGTCGATTTCCGACGCGTATTTCTGCGCGTGGCCGTGAAACGTGGCCTGCTCGGCCTTCGCGGACTCCTCGGCACGTTCGGCGGTGCGGAGGCGTTCGTAGTTCCAGATCGTGCGGGCGTCGTTGTAGGCGTGCCAGTCGCCGTTTTCGTTGCCCTTAATGGTCAGCCACTCGTCCACGCTCGGAAAGGCGTCGGTGGCGCGTGCACGGGCCGGTTCCGGCGGCTCGGCGGCACGTTCGGCGGCCGGCGCGGGGCGATTCCTGAACGATTCGAGCTCGCGCTCGGTCTCCCGCAGCTTGCGCGTGAGCGCCTGAATGCGCGGGACGTCCTCCGTGGTTGCTTCCTGGCTCTTGGCGCGGTGCTTCGGCTTGAACTTGCCTTGTGCGTCCCGTTCGCCGTCTGTCGCGGCGGATTCGGACGTCTCGGTGGCTGGAGCGGTGGATGCGGGCTTGTCGCGCTGGCGATCCGGCCCAAAAGAACGCGCGTGATCGGCCAATGACTCGGATTCGACGGCCGGCGCCTCAATGACGGGCGCTACGGCTTCTGCGGCGGGCTGTTCCAGCGTTTCAGTGTCGGGCATACGGATGCGGTGGCCTAATATCGGACGGATTTAAGAATTTGTCAACTTACGCGGGTTTCTGCGCGCCGCAGGTGCACTGCATGACGCCCAAATTCATGTGGTAGCGGAATTCGTGCTCATGCGTCGGTGTTGCCGTCTCATCGGCCTGCCACATCGGAAGCGATAGCACTTCGAGCGCCAGTTGCGCGCCCTGCCCGTAGACGTCGAGGCCGAGATCCTTCGCAATTGCCGCACGGGCCATCGCGCGGAGCTCGGCAGGCGTCACGCTCACCGCTTTTTTCCCTTCGCGTGCGCGGAGTGCTTTTTCTCCATCGCACGGCCCTTCGCGGTTTCCTTGTTGCCGTGCATCGCGCCGATCTTGTTCAGCGTGCCGTAGATCGCGCTCGGATTGTCGCCGTATTCGGCGCGAAGCTTGCGCTCGAGGAACTTAGGCATCACACCGCCTCCGTCTGTGCCGCAGCCGCCGCCCGTTCCGCCATCTCAGCCTCGTGCGCGCGTGCCGCTTCCGCTGCCTCAGTATCCGCGCTCCGTCCCGCAGCCGCCTGATCCGCCGCGTGCGCCTGCGCCATCGCCGTCATGCCCACTTCGTGGTCCTGCACGCCCAGACGCGCGCGTTCTTCGAGAAACAGCGTCAGCCGGTCCACCTTCGCGCCGAGCTCCGCGACGGCCAGCTTGGTTTCCGACTCTGTGGCGAGCTTTTCGCGCTGGAAGTCCAAATCCGCCGCCTTGCGCGCCGTGTCTCCCTGCTGCCGAATCTCCTCCACCGCTGTCGGCTTCTGCGCCTTCTGTAGTTCGGCCTGCAACTGCTCGATCTGCTGCTGTGACTGCGCGAGTTGCGCCTGCACCTGCGGCGGGATGTTCGTCCCCTGCTGTTTCTGCTGCAACATCTGCTGAATCGGCGGCGCAAGCATGACCTTCGCGCGATCCGCCATCTGCTGGTGCCCTGGCCCGTCCTGATTCGCAAAGAACAGATCACCGAACCACGTCATCAGCGACGGTTCCGCAGACAGCAGATCGCCGATGATGCTGACCTCTTGCTCGCGGCGAGAATCGAAGTTCTTTGACACCTTCACCATCACGTTGAACTGCGCGTCCTTCGTGAGCGTGTATTTCTTCGCGTTCGGGTTGCCTTCGTTCGCCAGCGCGGGGCGTCCATCCTGCACAATCATAGGTTGATGCAGCAGAATCGTTTCCGGCTCGTTCTCGCCGTTCACGATGCGCGCAATGCGACCCGGACGGCCGTAGATCGGATACAGCAGATTGTTGACGACTTGCCCCTCGTAGCGCGTGGACCGTTGTGAGTTGTCGAGATAGTGATTCGAGCCCTTCGCGGCCTGTTCCTGCAACGCCTTGATGGCGCGCCCGCTCTTGACCGACGGGTCCACCTGTCCGAGCGACGGCGCGGGATGGCCGCTCGTGCTCTGAATCGCCTCATCGAACATCTGCACCGAACCCGCGATGGCCGCGATAGGCGGATTACGGTCAGGCGGCACAGACGGGGCCGGCGCTTGGCGTCCTTCGATGTCCACTTGTCGGTAATGCACCCGGCCGAGTGTGCGCGTGTTGATCGCGTCCCACTCGGCTTCGTAGCCTTCGTCTTGGCCCTCGGCCATCATAATCGGCGGCAGCGGCGACAACCCAATCACCTCGACCCAGCGCGACACCATGTAGTTGAATCCCTGCCCAGGCTCGCGCATCGGACGCACCATGCCCTCAATGCGCCGTTCCTTGTCGTAGGGCTGCAACTCCTCTCCGAGCACTTTAATGATCGGAATGTCAGGTCCCGGCCAATCCGTCTCCTCGAGCACGTCATCGTCGCAGCCGTCGATCTTGGCGAACTTGATCGATTTCTGCACGACGTCGCGGCGAGAATCCTGCACTTCCATCCAGCCGTTGAGCTGCGCGACGAGTTCCGGGTTTGCGTTCTTGCCTTCGATCTCGTCGGTCCACTCGACGCGCTGCTGCCCGGTCGCGTCCTCGAGCGTGACGAGCTCGCGATTCGTGCGCACCGTATACCAATAGTCCACGACGCGGTAAATGCGCGTGCCCTTCTCGCTGGTCTGGAACCAATCCTTGGTCTCGTCGCCGACCGCGGACCAATCGCTCGACGTCCAATCACAGACGACGTTCTTTTTGCGATTGCGCTTGCCGAACTGCGCCTTGTATTCGTCCTCGGACATGTCCGTGCCGACGAACGCCCACTCCGCATCGCTCCCGTCGGGCTGCTCATGCGCCGGGTCGATCGTCACGCACGACTGATTGTAGAAACGGTGGATGTAGACCTCTTGGTCCTGCGTCTTGCCCTTCGCGTAGCGCGTCATCACGCCGTAGTAACCACGGCCCGCGATGCACGCACGAGCAAACGCCCACGTCCGCGCGTCCTGCGCCTGCGAATCGCGCTGGATGCGCCTAACTAGCCCTTCGCGTAACTGGATTTCCGTGTCGTCAATCGGCCCGGTGAGCTCGCCGAAGTCGTCCGCAGGCACGATCTCGATGCCCATGTCGGACTGACGCTCTTGGTTGAGCACCTGGCGCACAGGCTCGCGCGTCTTGTTGATGGTGAGGCACGGACGCGCCGGCACGGGCGGTAGGCCGTTCTGTGCGACCTGACCGGCACGGATGGTCTTGACGTCCTCCGGCCACTGGTCGCCAGCGTAGAACTTCAAGTCCTCCAGTTCGCGGGCGCGCTGGTCCTTTTCGGCGGTTTGCGCCTGCTTGAAACGGTCGCGGGCGAGTTGGAGGAACTTGGTTCGGTCAGCCACGGTCACCTTCGTTATCGCGCCACGTCCGATACGCCTGCACCTTGAGCCCCGCGTGGTAGCCGCACCAGAGGGCGACGAACTCGCAGAGAAGAAACACGGCGGTGTCGGTCATGCGGTGCTACCGTTATCGTCCATCCATTCGCTCATGATGCTTTCGACGACGTCCTCTGACGTCCCGAAAACAGCAGCAACGCGGCTAACCGGAACGCCAGACCTGACAGCATCAACGATGGGCTGCACGGTGTCTCGGTTGATCTCTCGTGTGCATTCCCAATCGGTCATGCCTGGCGTAAATTTTGGAGCCATTAGCGCCCCCTCACCAGCCACCGCAGCCGCTGCCACAGCGTCATGTGCTCGAACGCCAGCCGCGCCTCGGTGTCCGCGATGCGCCCGTCGCCCAGTAGATGCAGCCGCGATTCGTGCGCGTCCGCGACGACGAGTAACTTGTCGATGGCTTTGCGATGCTCGACGAGGGCACCGCTCTGCGCTTCGATGATCGGCACGGCGCCAGCGCCTACGATGCGGCGTAAGTCGCGGCGGGCGGCGCGTTCGGT